TATTTTTTACTAAATCAAACGCGTCTTTACTTTTGTCGTCAAAAGTAAATATTTTGGGTACATCATACTGCATTGCTTTAGATATACCTGTTTGGTCGAAATCATAATTTAGGTAAATTTTGTCAAATTTCCTATAAAAATAATCAAAGATTTCTGGTTTAATAACTTGAGATTCTGTAGCTGGTGAAACAGCAGGATAACCTAATTTATACCAAACCATTATATCTTTCATTGATTTGGTGATTATCAGTACATCATTTTTATCAGGTAATTGGTTAAACCCTTGCCAATCTTTCTTTGTCATGTTACTCAACCATTTAAAAGATTTATCTTTTTCTAATGGTCTATAACATTTATACCTCCCATTAACCAAGTATCTGAATATAGGGTTTTTAGGTAAGTAATTCCATACATACTTAAACCCTTCTCCTTTATCTAACCACACTTCTCTTGCAACTTTTACATTAAAAAAATCTAGTGTATCTCTATCTATATTACCTTGCTTCCAGTATCTTAAATCACTTTCATTAAAAGGTTGTAAAACAACTTGTATTTCAGTATTATGTTTAACAAATTTACTTGAATCCAATATTTTAGATTCGTATGGTAAAGTATCTCCTGTTTTGAAATCGAATATGATTCTTTTAATCGCATCTTTATAAGATTCATTATATAATTCTGACACTAGCTTTACACAATCTCCTCCTTTATCTGTACTAAAACATTTGAAAATTAAACTATCAAATTGTTTAAATGCAAACGATGGAGTTTTATCTTTTGAAAACGGTGATTTATATTTTTTATTTGGTTCTGGGTAATATCCTAAATATTTAAAATATATATTCTCTTCTCCTATCTTTTGAATTATCTCTTTTGGAGATAGTTTCTCCTGTTCTTTGATTTTATCAAATTTAAACATAGTGGAGTAAAATAAGGGATAGCAAATTTACTACCCCTTATTCTTATATACAAATTAAATTAAAAAAATTAAAAAGGAAGATCGTCTATCAATTCCTCTGTTGCAATTGCAACTTCTGTATTACTAGGAAAACTTTTAGTACCTTCTTTCTCAGCATCGTAACGAAGCTCAGAAGGATTAGTATCTATAGTTTCAGCATATCCTGAATAATACATAGGAATCATAGGATACTTACCTTCTTTGTTAGCTACTACTTTAAGACGAAGACTTCTGTTTTCAGCAATCTTTTTGATACCATTCATCAAAGTCTTAATAGAAGTTAAGTCAAGTTTCTTAATCATTTCTTTTACAGTATCTATTTTATCTTTAGTAGATACTTTAGACAAGATATGAATTAATCTTTTACCTAGTTTTTCAGCACTCTCTTCATCTTTAGGGAAAAGAATGTCGTAGTTTATTGTTTTACCTACTGAATCTTTACCTTCAATAGTTTTAGTGCACTCAAAAGTAATTTGACCTTTTTCCCAATCAGGGTTACCATCTTTACCTTTGATTTCTACTACTTCAACAGCAGTAACTTTAAATTCATGAATACCTGTAGAAGCTTTAACTCCTACGTTTTGTTTAACTTCTTCTGTTTTGCTAAATGAAAATCCTGACATAATATAATAATTAATGGTTAATAAATACAAAGAATAAAAAGGTCCACAAATTAATGCGGACCTTTAGAAAAGTTTAATTAGAAGTTAACAACTTCTTCGTTAGGTAGCGTCAAATCTACATCGTTAGCTACAACGTCATCAATAAATGTAGCTGCTTCATCGTCTACAAAATTCCAAATAACACCACCACGAGAAGCTCTAGGTAGTTTAATATCAAAGAATTTTAAACCTTCTTTGATTTTAGATTTTGGAGCTGATAGAAGTTCTGCCATTTCTTCTACGGTTTTCTTTTGGTCTACATAATTTTGTAGCGTCTGTCTTGTAATTGTTTTAACAGTTGACATAATAATAATTGTTTAAGGGTTTATAATAAATAAAAAATAAAAATTAGATTTTGTAATAACTTCTTATAGAACTATCTACAAGTTTTAAACTATTAGGAATCAAGAAGTTAGGAAACATTCCTATTGGAGTTTTTGCTGTTGATTTAGAAGATTTTGTTTCAAAATAATGAGTATTATCACCATCAAGACCACCATCTACTCTACCAAATAATACGATTGGAAGTAAAGATTCTGGAAATATCTTCTTTAATTTTTTACCAGTAGTAGCAAGTACTTTCTTTTCTTCACCGTTTACATCTGTAATAAGCTCAACATGACCAAACAAATAAGCTATCTGGTCTTTTCTTAGTTTAGTATTGCACAAATTAATTAATTCTACAATATCTAACGCTAAATCTCTCCATTGATCAAAAGTCATTTTCTTACGATCATTAAATTCTTTAAAAGTCAAATAAGAATTGATTGTGTCAATAGAAACTGATTTAATTTCTTGTGTTTTAGCGCAATAATCTATGCACTTTAGAATAGAATCATAGTCTGAAGTTGAAGCATAATTCTTTTCTTCTGCACACCACATATTTCCTGGAAATGGAAGCTCTTTTTTATCACAATTAATGATAAAATGTGTTTTAGGATCCATACCATTGTATCCTTCTTTGGTAAAATCATATTTACCATCAGGATTTACGATAGTAGAAGTTGTTTTACCTTCACCACTCATACTAAAAATACCTACTGTTTTTCCCATCTTTATTAATTTAAAGGTAATTGTAATTGTTTTTCTCTTGCTTCTTTATTTCTTTTATATCTCTCGTACAGATATATGATAGGATGATGCGGTGAATTACTAGGCATAATGTTTGTTAAACAGCAATTTTTAAATAACATTATTGCGTTATCATCTCTATTTAATATCTTTTTTGCAATGTGGTAAACTATATGTTCTAACCAATATATTTTACCTTTCTTATCTGTATCTGTTTTGTGTTCGTAATAGATAAAGGGAGAAGTGTCATCATCTATACTTATATCATATTGATACATCACAAATCTTGTCATCTCGACCAACTTAAAACGATGATCTTCTGTTAAAGCTACTTTACTCATAAATTTAATTTATCTCGTTGATTTTTGGAAGAACAGGATCTTCATCAATCCTGTTATACTTTAGATTATTAACAAATCTAATAGGAGCTGGTTCTCCCTCTCTAACTTTTAATCCATGAACATAAACTTTATTCTTTACAGCATAATTATTTAAACTATAATATTGTAAATTAAGAAGTTCTGGTCTATGAGCACAGATTACTAAATCAGAACATTGATAAATGGAATCTGCTAGAAATATATCAGATCTTTGAGGAAAATGCATTAAAGGATTAGCTACCCTATCTACAGATTCAATACTTCTGTTTAATTGACTAAGCTGCACAAATGTTCTTCTATCTTCTTTTTTCAGCTCAATAAACATTTCTTGTAAACTATTGATAGTATCTTGTTCGTTTCCTTTTTTCTTAGTCAAACGAGTATGATCTAAAAAACAAATTAACCCACAATCTTTACCATATTCTTTCTTACACTCCTCATGAAATATTCTAACCATTTGACACATTTCTTCAGGAGTTCTAGTATTTTCAGCATAATAAATCCTATACTTTTCTATATCTTTTGCTTTTTCTGCTAATGTGTCATATTGACTATCTGTAATTTTAATTTTACCAGACTTTATTTCATTAACAGTTAAATTAGTTTTATAGCTTAATTTTCTTATAACCTGAGCTTTATTTGTCATTTCATAATTCCAGCTAAGGACTACAAAATTTTCATTAGGATTATAATCGAATAAAGCAGTTTCTAATTCATTTGCAATAGAAGATTTACCTGCACCTGAAATTCCTGCGATAGTAATCAAGTTATTAAACTCTATTCCACCACCAATTAAATCATTAAACTTTTCCCACCTTGTTTTTAAAGGACGTATTCTATCCTCTTTTCTATCTTTTATTTCTTGGAGAGCATCTTTTGTAGCATCTCGTATGTGTACAAGACCCAAATTATTTAAAGTCTTCTCCATATTGTGCAGGATTAATAACTGAAGTATTGATATAACTATCCCATTTACCTTGGTTAATATAAGTAGGTAGCATAGATAAATACTCTAATGTATTGCTAATAGTCCTACTTCTAACCTCATTGTTTACAGCTTCTAAAACTTGCTGATGAGTGCAATTACTTTTTTTTAAATTGGTAAAATACATTTTCATCCATTTCTCTTTGTTTACTCTATACCCTGCTTGTAAAGCTCTACCTCTTGGAGTTTTCTTAGGATATAGTTCCAACAATTGATTGAATTGTTGTTCATTCATATCTGCTTTTTGAATTTGATTTTCAATTTGCATAGAATGAACAAAACGATTACCTCTATCTGTTACTGTTATATCAGAAATATTACCAGTAAAATTATCATACTCAATTAGATCTTCATTTTTTAAAGCTTCTAAATCAGTCTTTTTAAAAGAACCGTACTTTCCAACATATTTAACCATTAAATCTACTTTTTTCAATGACAACAAGCACAATAAATAATATTGTTCTGTTGTGATTCCTAGATCAATGATTTCTTCTAAATCAATAATTATTTTATTTTCCATTTTACATAGTTATCTTATCTTTAAAACTATTTTCGTAATACTTTAAGTTAATAATAGCTGTATAATCCCCTAATTTCCATAAAGGGAACATGTATTTATCATACTGCACATTATATAAACTAGAAATCTTTTCAAAATTATTAGTAGGAGGAAAATAATAGACATTAGCATCAAACAACGGTTTATCTTCTCTACCTATTAAAAATAAATAAACACCTGTTTCTAATTCATCTTTTCTTAATCCGATACTGTTTAACTTGAAAAAGGGATTTGTAATTAAAACTTTACTTTGAGTATTAAACTTGTCTTTTAAAATAGTTTTTAATTTATTGCTTAATTGAATAATTTTTGTCATAAACTTCTGTAATTACATCTTCAATAATGTAGCTTACTTGATTAATAAAATCTGTTTGCTGAGCATTAAAATCAGGCATTATTCTATCACAACAATCATTCATTTTACTCCTAGCGGATAATAAATCTTTTAGTAATTTAGAAGGAGGAGTTTTTAGATTTTTAAAAACAATTCCTTTTGCTTCTAAAACTTCTTCAATTAAACAAGCAGCAGTATGAATACATGCTTGAGCAGCTAACGCTTTGATTTCAATTTTTCTATCACTCATTGGGTTTAAAGAACTTATTATAATTAGGTTTATAAAAAGAAGCTCCTTTCATTATTTTACCATCTTCTTTTCTTAAAAATACATAAATTATTTTATTACCTATTTCAGTAACTCTATAAGTCCAGTCTTCTTTATTAGCTATTGTAGCTAACGCTTCGTCTAAAGAATAACAAAATTTAGACATGTTGGAATCCATAGTTTCTTCATACGCTTCTTTAGCAATATCAGTAAAACCTGATACACAATATCCACCATTTACTACAACTGATAAATCACACAAAGCATCTAAAGATTCTATTTTATTAAATTCTAAAGTATCATGAGGAAAAGTAGCTCCACCCATTTTCATAGTTATTAAATTTTTAGAATGTTTGTAACACATTTCAGCAAATGTACCTTTTAACCCATAAGCTTCTGCTAATTCACTAAGCTCTTCAAATATTAATCTAAGTCTTAATATTCTATCTTTTACTAAAGGAACATGATTATCTGTACTATAAGCAACAGTTTGACCAGCTGCTTTTTGAAATTCTACTACTGATTCTAACATTTTAAAATTCGTTGTAATATTTTAAAAAAGATTTTAAAAGTGTATTAATGTTTTCTTTTCCAATAGGATTAACAGATTGACAATTCCATACAGGTAACGGTACTCCATGTTTTTCACAGTACGCACAAAGAAATTTAGCACAATCATACCCTGTTAATTCTTGTGTATTGTTTTCATCCCCCAAATCATGGTCAAAACAAACTCCATCAGGAACTCCATACTCTTCTATATGATTTCTAAATTCATTATAATTTTTAACCCAAACTATTTCTGCTAATTCTTCTAAAGGTATAGGAGAAAATATTAACCATTTCTTTTCTTCAAAAGGATCCCTTTGATCATCTAACCATAAAAGTACTTTACTTTCCATAATCTTTTATTTATCTAATTCATCAATTATTCTTTGCATATATAAGATGTCGTCCATCTTTTCTTCAATACTGTGTTTTAACCACTCTGACAAAGGTAAGTTATTTTTGTCAAGAGTTGTACCATATTTTTTAATTCCAAGTTCCGACCTTTCCAAAAATCGGTTAATTACTTTTTCGACTGTTTTATCTTTCATTTTGATTTTAAATTTAATTGTTGCGTCTATTTGTGAGTTAGGCGTTATTTTTTGACAACCACACCAAGTTAGAAATAGTATCTACAAAAGCATCAAGACATTCTTGACTTTTGAACTTTACAGTTTCACCCCAAGAATCAGAATAATATCCAACTTCAGGTGTGCTTATTACAGCATCTAAATTACTCATCCAATTACAAAAAAATATTTCTAACCCATTGAAATTACATCCAATAAAGTTCAAATAATAATCTGTATGGAAGTTTACCGACCATCCAATTTCTTGCAATTTTAAAGCATCTTCTTTTGTTATTTTAATCGCACCGTTAGGGTATTCGTCTGACTTGAAAAAAGTAAAACAACGCCTAACATCGGTTTGCCGCAAGGCGGGGTTCAGTTCTTCGTTTGACATTTTGTTGTTATTTAAAAGTTAGTAATTCTATTCAAGTTTTGTGGTTCAATACCCGCCCTGACGGCAAGCCGTGAACCGTTAGTGGCAAGGCTACTCCTCGTCTTCGTCCGACTGAGTTTCTTTAAAAAATCGTTCGATTGATTCATCGGTATTTTCAAATATATACCACGCATCTTCACCGCAATCTCTTGCCCAATCAATAAACTCAGTTAACATTTCTTTTAGTGCTTCCATTTCTTTTTTAAATTAAATTTAGTGCTGATAAACCGCTTAGCACATAACAGCGGTTTGTGGTCATTAGCCCGACCACACAAGGCTTTGCTTCGCTAACGAACGCAAAGCCACAAACGTTATGTGCCATTAAGCAGACACCCACTCAGACAAGTATTCGACTATCTTTTTTGCTTCGTCTTTTGACAAATTAAAAGTATGTCTATCTACACTTAGTCCATTTTTTGTGTATTCCTCACTATCAATTTCAAGTTCATTTGTTTTGGAATTGATTTCAAACGAAATACTTTTGTTTGAAAATCTATCCAGTTCTTTTGTAAAGTCAATCATCTTTCTAAATTTAACGGCACATAACAAGGGTTTTGCGTAATAGCCCCATCAAGTGTCGTGGTTAATTTTAAGTTTCTACTAAGGGCTACTACGCAAAGCCCCGATACGTTATAAGCTGTATTTTCATTTTCAATTTTTTAACACAAAAGAGCCATACCAAACCATCAATTCCAAATGCTTTATGGTGGTGGTTATGCTTGGCTTATTGCGTTCTAGGTAAGTAAATCTGCACGTCTCGGTATCAACTAAATCTACCTTTATTAGTCCATCGTGTTTGGAATCATAAACCCCAAATTGGACTTTTGGCAATGGCTTTTGTTTAGCTTTCATAAATACATCTTGTTTTTGCCTTGTTTTAGGCTTTCTGTTAAACGCAAATATAGTTTTAGTGTTATTATAAGGTAAAAAATTTAAACGGCTTAAATAGCATTATTTTAATAATTCTTTCAGCCGTTCTATCATTGTCAATTGAACCACATGGTATTTACCTTCTTTAAAACGCACAACTGGCTCGGAAGCCATGCGAAAGGTACACACTCGGCAAGTTCTTAAATGCTTTTTGTCATAACTTAAATTGGCACGTTTGGACTTGCCAAACATAAACAAAGGTAATTGCAATTTGCATCGGTAACATCTTTTCATTATTTAAATGCGTCTATATTTATGTTGGCAGCAATTAATCGACCACATCTGCCGTAAAATAATCAGTTATTAAAAATGACGGATTCCAGAAAAACAAAGTCCCTTTTTTTAAAACTTTATCTTCGTGTGGTTTCTGAAATCTTGGTTCGTGCCCAGCGGGTTTTGACAACTCATAATCTTGAGTTCGTCTTTTAATTACATCTTCCAATCTTTCGCCATCGGAATTAATAAAAAAGATTTTATCACCTTCCTTTACTTTTTTGCCATTGTATAAAACAGCTTCTTTTTGTTTGAATAAATTGAACATAATTTAAATTTAACTGCTGCCAACAATATATTGCCAATAGTGGGGCAGCGTTCCGCAATTGAACAGTTGTGCATCTATTTGTCATTTGTGCAAGGCTGACAGGGTGTGCATCTAATTTCCCGCCTTCGTATAGCATCTGCACGTTATAAGCAATAAAAATTACTTGTGAACGACCTCGTTAAACGCAAAAATAACTTCTGCATCTTCCCAATATCCAAACTCAAATTCTTTTTTATGTCTTTTACTTTCAAAATAAAAAGTCTTTACTTGATTGTTTTTTCTTCTTATTTCCATATATGTTTGTGAGCATAAAAAAGAAACAGTTAAAGCCATCTCTTGATATTCTGCTGAGCAATCAATGAAGTTATTTTTACTACTTCCAGTTATTAATCTAATTTTGTCGTTTGAATGAAGTTTTAAGTCCATAAATCGTAATTTTTACAGCTTATAACAGCGTATATGTGCAATACGCTAATAAGTATTTGTTGTTAATAATTAAGTTCATCGTATGCGTACTGCACATACACGCAAAACGTTAGCGGTCATTGGCTAACTTAACATTCAACTCCATCAACCAAGTTCGTAATTCAGCGGACATTTCTTCTTCCAATATCTTTCCTAAAAAGGCCAACGAACCGCTAACAAAGTGTTGGCGTAATTGCTCGTATGCGTTCTTCGATAAAGGCATTCCATAAGCACTTCCGCTTTGGTCATGCTGTACTATGATTTCAAAATCTTCACCTTTTGCAAACACTGTTACTGTTTCTGTATTCATAATAATATTTAGTTTAAAATTTCCGCAACTACGCCAACACTCGGCACGTTATAAGCAATTGCTAAGAACCTGCTTCCAATTGACTTTTTCGCCACAATAAGGACAGTAAACGAATCTACTTAAATATCCTTTTCTACCATCTACTATTTGACTTTTACTTTGTGGTTCACACTTCAACAATCCATACTTTTTGAAAGTCGGTTGAATGTTTACAAGCCTTTTTACTTCATAATCAATAGTAGATTTGTTTACTTTTTCTCCGCTAAGAAATCCTAATAAGCAATCGCAACTGCTTATAACATTGTTTTTGCAAAGACGGTTTTCATTGTATATTTTGTTTGTTTTCATCTTAAAAAGGGTTTTCTTCATCAATTACTGTATGTATTCTTTTGGCGGCTAAGTCAAGTGGGTTACTGCTAAATTCAGGCATTTCGGCATACTCTTCTACTATCTTTTTGTCGGTTTCTTTGGCTTTCTGCGACTTGCCAAACATAAACAAAGGTAATTTTGCTTTGCATCGGTAGTACCTTTTCATGCTTTTTTTATTTTTATTGTTCCCATATTACCAGAAGGTAACGATGATGAAGAATAAACATTATTCCAATTATTGTCTATCGCAAGTTGGTGTAAAATGCTTCTGTAAATTTGATAGGTGTTACCAATAAAATCAGAACCATTATATCCTTTGCTTGTATTGTCAGGTAATCCAGGTAACAAAATTCTTTTGACTTGTTTTAAATGTTCTTCGACTTCGTCACGTCTTTTCATTTGTTCGTCAAATGGTAAGCCACGCAACATTTCTTCAATGGTGTATCTAAGTTCCCATTGACCACTTGCAAATCTTGATAAATCTTCAAGACAAAGAGAAATCAAACGCATTTGTTCTTCTGATAATTCTATGTTATATTTTTTCATAGTTTAACAAAGTTTTTTTGCTCTAGCATATTTAGTGTTTTATAAACTTCTTCAGGAATAACTCTACTTTTGATGTAGGTTATTCCTTTAGAAGATTCAAAAGTTCTTATGCAGATATAAGACATTATTATAAAAATTACATATTTTTTACATACGTTTCAAAAGAATCATAGTATTTTACATTTGATACTCCTTTAAGAGCTGATTTTAACCATAATTCTTCTTGACTATCAGGAACACATAGAATAAATATCTTAGCTTGTTTTCCTTCTTTATATCTAATTGACCTTGCTAATCGCTGAATCAATGTATTAGATTTAGAAGTAAATGCTAAAATAATTGCACAAGATATATTTTCTACATTGAATCCTTCTGATAATGCTTTAGTAGAACAAATAATATTTTGTTTTGTTCTACCATCTTTAAATCTTTTTAGAGTATTATCTTTTTCTGTTTTCTTCATTTCTGAATGAAACATTAAAGCTGTGTCTCCTAAAGATTTATACAAAGCTTCAGTAAAAGCATTTGTTTCAGCAAAAGTAATAATATTGTAATCTTTATGCAATTTAATTAATTCTTTTCCTATAATTAATTTATTCTCTGCATTCTGAGCTACTGTTTTTCTTTTACGAATTGCACCATAAAACATTGTAGCATTTTTCTTATCATGTTTAGAAGCATTACTACTCTTTAAATACAATGTAGCTTTGTCAAACGCATCATTACCTCCTAAAATATACTTATAATAAATAAACTGTTGTTGAGCTTTTTTATATTCAGTTATTTCTTTTGGTAATAATGGAACATCTATTACATTGATAATATATTCTGATACAAGTTTTAATTCTACTGCTTCATCTAATGTTAGTTCAAAAGCACAAGGAGCTACAGTTTCTAGTTTTTCTAATAACTCTGCAGTTGGTTTTGTACCTGTTAAACACAATAGTTTTTTATTATTTTTTTTGTAATCAAAATTTAATAATGAACCATGTATTTCACCTTTTATTGCTAAATGAACTTCATCAATAATAATACCATTGTAATTATTAATATTTACTTTTGCATTACTAGCATGACATATACAATCTACATTTTTCCATTCTTTAGAATATTTCCATTTAGCTGCTTCATCAGACCATTGTTTAATTAAGTTTTCTTTTGGAACTGATACTAACCATTTTCCTCCATACTTTTTAATATTTTCACATGCAGCTATAATACCTACTCTAGTTTTACCTGAACCAGGTGACATAAATAAGCTAGACCTTTGTCCTAACTTAATATGATTTAATAAAGCATGATTATGGATTTCATTTTTGCATTCTAAAGGATTAGTAAACTTTTTAAAATACTCTAAATCTTTTTTTGTCATTTTATTTAGCTTTTAATCTGTATAATAATTCTTCAATTAATATTAAATGTATTGCAATCCATTCTTTTGATATTGGAGTTGTGACAAGTCCGTTTTCAATCTTTAATTTTTCTGTAAAATATTTTAAAATAGCTACTATATGATCAGTATCTAAGTTTTTTAATAATATGTACTCGGTTTTATCAAGTCTATTATTTTCTTTATCATAATTTCTACCCCAAACAAATTGTTCTCGGACAGATTCAATTACATTAGATAAATTATCTGTTCTTAATTCTGGATTTCCAATAATTCTTGTATAATCAAAACCACCATCAATTCCAACACCTTCTTCAAGTTTAAAGTCGTGTCTATGAAAAGAAAATAGTTTTTTACCTGATGGAGTTTCTATATAATTTATTACCATAACTTTTTATTTACTATTTAATCCAACAATAAATCCTCTCTTGTACCCATCAGTATAAGTATCATCTTCACCAAATCTTCTCATAGGACATAGTGGAGGTATTGGTGGTATACAATACGATTCTCTATAACAATACCCATCTTTAAATCCATTTCTGAATCCATCACAATAATCTCCAAAATGAAGATTAAAACTAAACATCGTGTAAAATAATAATAGTTTCATAATTTTAATTTTTATTTAGACCAATAATCTGATATTATAACATCACTTTTTACTGGTATAGATTTGATAAATTCTCTACCAGCTTCTTCCATTATTTCTTTTTGTATCTCTGCCCATTCTTCAGCTTTATCTTCTTGAACATAACAGAATATTGCATCATGAATTTGTAAAAACATAATTACTTTATAATCTAAAGTTTTAATTTTTTTACGAATATTCACTAATGCTAACTTGCACATCATCGCGCCACTAGATTGTATAACCGTGTTTTTACCTGCTCTTTCTACTGCACCAACTTGTTTTAAATCTTCTTTTGAATATTCAAAATGTCTTACAATAGAATATGGTTTTAATGAACGTATATAACTATTCTTTAACGCATATTTAGAACAAGATTCTAATACACTTTTTACTTTAGGTACTTGATTAAAATACTCTGTAATAATTGTATCAGCTTCATCTACAGAAATACCTAATACTGCAGATAACTTAAATTTACTACCACCGTCAGTTATGTTATCGTACAAGCTCTTTATCTTGTACTTCTGCACTTTCTTTACTAAAGTTATATGTGCAGCTCAGACTATATCATCATCTTAAAATATTTATTAAGATGTCGGATGTTCGTGGATATTTTATATTCTACTTTCATAGTTTCAATATCTAGTCGTTGAACCCTTACTAACCATTTAAATTAGTAGTAGGCTGCTGATTGCCCTCTTCAAGGTTTTCCAGCAATTTATCCGATATTTTTTACTCTAAATTTCTCTAGAGCTGCCCTGTATTTTATATATTTTCTATCTAATTTAATTGAATTTTCTTTGTATATATTATGAAAAAAATCAAATCTAGAGTTTCCTCTAATATAAATATCAAAAACTTTATTTCCTTTAATACTTACTGAATAAGTTATATTATTTAACTTAAAAAATTCTAATAATTGATTTTTAAAATTTTCACTTCCAGTAGTAATTTTAGGTTCATTTTTTGAAATAGACCCATCTCCATCAAAATACCCTCTTATAAACTCCCAATTTATTTCTTTTTTATAAGTAAAGGTTCGCGATTTAGTTGGTGTTATGCCTATTTTATTTAAATAATTCCAAATTTCACTATTTCTAAAAACTATTACTCCAATAGTAGAGTTAGCTTTATTTAGCTTATAATAAATTTTTAGTTTAGAATTAATAAAATCTCGATATTTAATAATATGATCTAAATCCTTTATACCTAAATATATAGAATACTGTTTTTTACTTAAATTACCATCAGCAGAAATAAAACCTAACCAATAATCACCATTCTTTTTAAGAAATGAATTATTATTTACAATTTTATTTGTTCCTCCAGAACCTTGAAGACTTAAACTGTGCTTCTTAAATATTTTAAGTACATAATAATATTTTAAATTCAATTTTACAGCTATTTCTTTAGGAAATAGTCCATTTTTAGATAATTTAATTATATTTTCTTCCATTGTAACTTTGCTTTGGTACAAAGGTAGATAATATAATTGACTATATATAATTTTTTTTAATTAAGGCTAACATAAAATTAATTACTTTAGCAATATGTCTTGGTGGTTTACCTCTTAAAAACACTTTTACTTTACCTACATACAGATATTCAAAGTTATCTTTCACTTTATCTTCAGGAATATTAAATACTTTTGATGCTATAATAGAATGGATATCTCCACCTTCATTAAAAGTTTTTACCCATAGAGGATCTTGTGAAAGCTCTGTTATCAAACGCAATTCTTGTGCTGAAAAATCACAACCTACTATTTTGAATCCTTTTGGTGCTTCAAAACAAGCAAGATAATCTTTATCTGCCGGTATTTGTTGCATGTTAGGTTTAGATGAGCTAATACGGTGAGTATTAAGTATTTGAAAGAAATCAGTATGAATTTTATTAGTGTGAGGATTAATAAAATTTAAAAATTCATATCCATAAGTTGTAAATAATTTCTCTTCTTCTTTATAATCAAGAAACTTTTTTACAAGTGGTTCAGAATTTTGGTATTTTATTAAATCTTTTGCATTAGTTGAAGGAATATCTAAACCTAATTGTTTAAACATTTTCAAACATTGTAAAGGAGATGAATATTTTATGTCTATTACCCTTTCTACTTTACCAAATAAATCTAACTGACTATATTTTTTAATAAACTTAGATAATTTAGGGTTGTTAAACACCATTTCATCTATTTCATTACTTAATTTCTCTGTATTATTTTGTGCTTTACTAGCTAAGTTTTTCCATTTATCTGTATTAATATACATTCCTGTATATTCCATATCAGCTAAAGTTAAACAAGTTTCGTATTCTAATTGAGCAACATTTAATAAATTCCATTTAATAAGCTCAATAGTTTGCTTTTCATATATTTCATGGAGACATAATACATCACTTACACCGTAAATGATTTGTTTATCAGTAAAAGGTTTATCAATTAATTTAGAAAAATCATTTCTAACTGTTTTATCTAATACTACATCACAATATTTGAAAGCAATAGCATCTAATCCTAGTTTTCTATTCTCAATACCATTTGTTAAAATACATTCATTTAAAAATGTATCTGCAATATTTTTTAATTCTATACCATGTAGTTTTAGAAATTTATAATCAAACTTTGCATTTTGTAAAATACATAATTTATTTTCTAAAACTTCTTTTAATGGTAAGATATCAATAACACGAACATCAATAACAAACGCATCAACTCCATTACTTAATTGAAGCATTATTATTTTATTTTTATGGTCGAAATAACCTTGAGTTTCAGTATCTAATGCAATGCTTGTACATTTATTGTTTAGAAAATCTAAACATTCTTTCAATGTACTTTGAGTATAAAAATCGCTTTCAATCAATCTTTCAGATCCTACATAATATATCATACGCTTTTAATTAAATAAAGCTATAATCCAGTTACCCAGATTATAGCTTTATTGATTGTATTTAGTATTTAATAACTATAACAATTGAAAAAACAGACATGACAAGTAATAATATTAATTCTACAATTGTTTGATTATTAATACCTAAATACCACATTTCTGTTAATACAGCTTTACTTGCTAATAAACAAGTAAATAAACTTAACATTCCCATTATTTTGTTCATAATGTTTAAATTTAATCACAGGTTTGAATTTGTAACAAGCTACTAATAGCTAAATTATATATTTTCTTAGCTGTTCTAACTTCTTGAATACGAGAATCAATACCTTTCTTTTTATTAAACTCTAATTGTTCTTTCTTAAATTGAATTACCCTTTCCTCACATTCTTTACTTACCTTTAAATATTCTGCATAGCTTTTATTACTTTTAAAATTGTGCTTTACAGGAATACTATAATTAGGGATTTCAATTGACTGATGATTTATAAAAGAACCATCCACTTTTTGAGTAAATACTAGTTGATACATGATTTTAAAATTTAAATAATTAAATTAGGTTGTTTAATAACTTTTTTGCTACAATAAAATAAACTTTCTTCTAACTTATCAGAAAGTTGCTCAAACTCAGGAAATTGATTTTTAAATTGATTAATGCAATTACGACAAATATCAATTTGTTCTTCATACATGTAGTTGTTTGTACCAACTCTTGATATGATTAAAGATATTTTGTCGAAGCACATAAACGCTTTGTGTTTTTTTCTTTTTATTTGAGCTTCTGACAGTTTTTTTTGATATTGATTTGAAATTGTATGGTGGAATAGTTTTCCAATTCCCCATGATTTTTTCAAACTTTTTGTCAAACTCATCAAAATTGGTGATGTTTGACAGATCAACTTCTTTTTCATTTTCCATTGTTTAGATAATAATTAGTACACGATTGAATTGCTAATTGTAATAACTGAACTTGAATTAAATTTTGAGGTCTATTTATTTCATTAATGACATGACCTGTTCTGTCGTAAATGTATCTTCTTACTACTTTAAGTAAAAAAACATCACTTACTACTTCTAAAGCTAATATTTTTTTAGCTTCTTCTACTGTAATTAACATACGATTTTAATTTAAAAAACATTCTTACAAAGCTATTTTTTATTTCGTGTAGAAAGAATAAGAATAATTCTTTTAACCAATATTTAACTATTAGATAACGCATCTTTTTTCTTTTTTTCAGCTTCTTGTTTCAATGTAATTTGAAACTCTGCTCTGCTAATTGCTAAATGATTTTCTTTACGATTTTGTCTTAGGTTTTTTGCAAACGATGATTTTGACATAATTTTAATTGTTAAATTTTATAATGAAAGTTAATAAAAAAGTTACAAGCATAATAATAACAGAAACTAATGAAGCTTCTGCATCTTTGTTTTTATATGCGTTTATTAATAAATAAACAGTTGATATAAATACGATTAGTAATAATATAAATGCATGGTGCATAATTTTTAAATTTAAGTTAATAATTGTACTCGATAGGAGAATCGAACTCCTCTTTTCAGGATGAAAACCTGACGTCCTAACCGATAGACGAATCGAGCTTTGGTACTGTTAATAAATATATCTACCTACCCATTGAGTAAGTCCTTGTGGGTTGGTTGTTGTTTTTGTTTTATACATTGTTAATGTTGCATAAGAACAACCAGGTTTGTTATTTGTTTGTTCATCTTCACTTTCAAACCCAACAGGCATCTTTGGTTGTTGAAGGGATTTTTCCTTTAAGAACTTATCAAACATATCTTTATCTGATATAAATTCTCCAATACCATAAGGTTTTACTCCATCAATTAATTTGCGGTATTTATTATATTCACACCATTTAAATAACCAATTAGAATATTCAATCATATCCTCCTCTGTGTACTTATACTTCTCTTTGGCCTTTAACCCTATTGAAAAAGCTCTTCTAACTATTTTTTCAGATGTTAAACTTCCTGTTTCACGATACCAATAATTTATCTCATCATTTAAAAGCTTCTCAACCTTATCTTCAAGTGGTGGTAATAAATCTACACCTTCAAGTATCGGTGAGTTGTTGAGTGGTAGGTAAGCTATGATTTTTTTGTAGTAATGTTTAGCAAATGCTTCATTATGTTTTACAACCCCATAAAAATCTCCAGCAGGTATATCTGCTAAACACCAATCACCTTCTTTAATCTCTGAATCATCTACTACAAGTAGATAATTTTCTGTTTTAATTATTTCGTATTTCATAAGTTTTTATCAGAAATCGAATGAATATATGGGTTCCATAGAAGTAATTCTATCTAACTTTTTTTGTAATTGAAGTACTTTTTCTTCAAAGTACTTCAATTTTTTCTTAGCTAAGGTACATTTAATACAAATACGATTAACCCATCTAATATCTCCTGCTTTATAAAAGTCTCTTTTACTTTTAAATTGAAAGCAACATTTACATCTAACAGTATCCATTAATTTAAATTAGTTTCGTAATCAATACATTTATTATCACTAAATGATATTTCAGATATTAACATACCATCTACTCTACAGTATCCTAGTCCATTATTATCACAATAATCTTGTGCTGTTTGAAATGAAATACCTGGAACATTAGGACCTACATAAGTTTTTAATTCCCCATCAATAGGAGATATAGCTCTAATTTTTGTTGTATAAACTTGCATAATGTTAAAGTTTACCAAGATGAATGATAATAATAGTCTGCATTTTCATCATGATTATTTAAAACTTTATCTAATTGTTCAATAGTATATTCTAAATCTGAATAATAATCTGGATTATATTCTGTATCACCAAAAAAGAAACCAGAAACTGTTGGTAATAAAGTTTTAGCTAATTTTTTATTATCTAATACTTTTCCACAAGTTTCAAGTAGTTCTTTTAATTGATCAATTGTAACTCTATATTCTCCACAATCATCATTATTATTTTGAACATTAGATACAAACCAATTATGTATTTGATTTGCTTTTCTCCAATAAGCTATATCTTCTATAATATAGCTTATTTTATTTAGTTCAATATTTACTTTTTTATTATGTATATATATATCTACAGTACCTGTAACATTACGATGTTCGTAATTAGCACCTATATATATTTTTTTATTTAAATACATATCTAATCCCATAGCTTTTTTGTTTTAATTAAAAATTAAATTATAATATACTATCCAGTATTATACTATTTAGTATAATTTTATTCCATATACAATTCTGGAAATTGTATATGTGTATGTTTTTCTAAAAGTTTTGCTGTATTATTTATTGCAATAAAAGATTTTTTAAGTGCAATAAAATCATGGTATTGTTGCATTAATTCCCAAATTTGTAATGAAATATTTTGACGCTGTGCTTCTTCTGTTAGTATATTATTTAGATTATATTCAGCATCTAAATCATAAATATCGCCAACAAATTTTTGATGTTCACCTTCAATCAAATGTTTTCCAACTGCACATTTTTTACCATTAGGTGTTAAATAAACACATCCATTATCAATAGCACAAAGACTTGAATCTTTTTTGTACGGTAATAAAGTATCTAAAATAAATTCTTTTGTCATAATTTTATTTTTTTTGTTATTGCATAGTAAGTACCAATTTTCCCACCATAAAAAGAACAATTCCATTTTTTAGATGTTTTACAAAAATCTTTTATTTCTTGTTCTGTAAATTCAGGTAACAATGTTTTTATACGTTGATCAAATATATATTTTTGACCATAGCTATCTCTATTAACAATATTATTATATCTATTATCTATTAGCTTATCAGTTAATTTCATAATTATCAATTTATACAGTTAATATATACTCATCAAAAAGTTCTTCTTCATTATCTTCTAACCATTTAAAAAATTCTTTTTTTTCTTTTTCTGTTAAATGACTTATATCTTCTTTGTTATAAGATATATTATCGAGCTCTAACTTTGTTTCATAAATTAAATTACGATAATAATCTCCTTCTGTATCCCACCAAGACGTATCTATTTCTTTGTAGTTAATGTAAATTTCTATTTGATGGTCATTGTAATTAATTAACGCTATTTTTTTACACTCTTTTGGTTCTTTCATAGTTTTAATTTTAAAAATTTAATTGTTTAATTATTATATAACACACTCTCAAGCATTCTACTCCCAGCTACGAGGAATTGTATCTAATTTAACCCTGCTCTCGCTGTACGGGTACTTGATTATGTGTTACAAATAACTTTTGGTAGTCAGGACAGGATTCGAACCTGCATGATAGGTTGTGTGTCATATATGCTTCCACCTATCTCACATCATTAGCGTCTACCAATTCCGCCACCTGACTATGTGTTTAATTGTAAATTTCTTTGTAGCAACGTTTAACCGAATCATACTCTGATTTAGTCATTGGTGTCCAAGCAGAATAATCATAAGTGGATGCCATATAACTATCTATAATTTGTCTACCTTCGGTTTCATCAATTAAAACTACTCTATCTTTCCATCTATAAGATTGCTCTAAAAACAATCTTTTGTTTGTTTTATGTTTCCAAACTCTTTTATCAAATTCATCAAGTTCCATAATTGCAAGGGTTTGTGTGGATTTATTTTTTGTAGTCAGGACAGGACTTGAACCTGTATTGTTGAATTACCCAGCTTCAACTGCTTAAGTATAGCGTCTACCCTTCCGCCACCTGACTATATCCCAAACTTCACTTGATGCGTCCACCAAGGAGAGGTTTGGTAATCCACCTTAACTTATGCCTTGGGCTATTCGTTTGCGTGGAAACAAAACCACAGAAGTGTGCTAATCTTACGGGAAGCATCGTGGTACTGTTTTCAATATAAGATAGATTTATAACTTTTCAAGTTTAAAATCAACTATTTTAATTAATTTAATTAAACATTCAAGTTCTGCTTCTTCATAAGTTTCAAATCTTAAATCTTCATCAATAGAATGATATAGATAGTCATTAGTATCTATTCTGTCAATTCTTACAAACCAATAAGATGGTGACATTGCTGATAAATCAATACATCCAAACAAATTATACTTCTCTCTAAAGAATCTAAATGCTTGTGAGAATGTTGGTGCTGAGCAATGCAAACCATTTAACCACTTTTCAGAATTTTTACAATATCCATCGTTTAGATACTCTTGGTCATTTTTATCGTACCACCTAAAACAAGGTTCATCAAACCCAAGTTCTTTTAAAGCTAATGCTACCTCGTATGGTACAAAATCTTTATTCATAGTTATTTCTTTTTAAATTGATTTAACCGCACGCACATAGTACGTGTAGTACTTATCGTTGATGTAGGCATTCCCATTGTTGAAGTAGAAGTACCACGCGTCGTAGTTGTCGAGCTCCGTACTACTCCAATAGAAGGCAGTAGTAATTACTTTATGTCTATACATAATAAAACATTCTTCAATTGTAGGCAATCTCCAACTACTACCTAGTTCTTTAACTGCTTTTACAGCATCTTCCCAAGTCATTTCACCTAATTCTTCAGGATGTACTTCAAACTTAAAATGTTGCTCTACAATAACTGATTCTACTTCTTTATTTTTAGGAACATATACTATTCCATCTATTATTATTTCCATATTACTTAATATTTTCTAGTGAATAACTGTTTAGGATTGATTCTTTATTAACACTTGCGGTTACGTTAACACTATTCCATTCACCATTAGTTTGTACAAAAGCTTCACCTTTTTCACTTGCTGATTTTAATGCAGCTTCTACATGTAGTTTAGCAAATTCAATTGCTAATTTAATAGCAAATTTATTGCAACTCATACCAATTGGTTGATATAACTTATTTCCTAATTCTTCTGCTGTTTGTATTTTTTTCATATTATTTTTTTTATTTTGTTCAAACCATAAATCTAATTCTTCTTTATTAGGAAACTGACGTAATAAATCATAGACTTCTTTTTCTGAATACATTCTTTCTGCTTGCCATTTAGCACCTGCAATAAATCCTTCATTTAATCCTTTATAATGATTACTGTGCATTTCAAAATAATTATGTGCATATTTTTCAGCTTCTTCTAATTCTGTTTTCATTGTTTTCATAAATTAAAATTTATTGTATTATTTTTATGCAATTTTATCTGATTACTATCATAATGTTTGATAGTACCATCAGATTGATGACTAACAACCCATACAGTATTATTTTGCATACCATAATCAATTATAAATAATGCTAATCCTATACCATGAGGAGTATTTACCCATAATATTTGTTGTATTTCATGAATTGTTGTCAATTATTCTTTAATCTTTTGAATTAATTTTACTACTTTGTAAGTTTCATTTTCTGCATCTGTTATAATTTCTTCTTCTTTAACTATATTATAGTCATGAACAATAAAATTAAGATGCATCATTTCGTGCATTACTAATCCAGTTGTTTCAATATCTGTATTACATCTACTAAGATTAATAAACACAAATGGTTTATTATCTATAGGTGAAAGATTACATAATCCAGCTATATAAGCAGAATCTCTTGTATTGTTATATTTTTTACAATCTTGTAAATTTAATCCGTGCATTTCTGTTACATTGTAATATTTAAACACATCACAAGGATTGTAGCTTAAAATTAATGTGTATAGTGCAAATTTGTATATTATCATGATATTTATTGTTTAAAATATATACCTTATTGTATTCCAAGGTATGATTTTATTGTGTAAATCTAAAAACTGTGCAATATAACCATTTTTTAATTTATGGTTATATCTTATATTTTTACCACCATACTGCGAGATTTTATTTTCTTGTATATCAGGTCTCCATAATAAATTTTCTCCAGGTAAATTATTAGCTACATTATATAAATGTTTTCCCTCATTATGAGTTAAAAATATAACTTCAGCTTTTACTTTATCTTTATTTTTAATAGTGTTTACTTGATTAAATAATTTCTCATACTCATCTAACCAATTATTTGTTACTATTACAGGAGAAAAATTAATGTGCACATCATAACCAGCATTAATAAATGTATCAATAGCTTCTATTCTGCTGGTTATAGATGAAGTTTTAGGTTCTAATATAGTTGAATATTTATCAGGCATTAAACTAAACCTAATTCTTATTTTATTATTAGGATTATATTTTAAAAATACAGGATTAACATATTTAGTAGCAAACGATCCCATTGCTTTAGGGTGATTCTTGAAGAAGTCAAATACTTTTACCCAATCATAATGTTTAGCATGTAAAGACATATCTGAATTACAACCTAAATCGTATGTGATATACTCTGAATGTGTCTGATTAGGTTTAATTACATTAGCAAACCATGAATGATGGTCTACTTCTGTTAATATTTCATTAATATTAGTAGCTATATCAACACCTTCAGTTTTATATCTTTTACAATAACAATAGGAGCATTCATATCCACACCCCATGATTATGGTTGGTGTAAGATAATCTGTGCTCCTACCGCTTGGTCTAATTATTAATTTCTTCCTATTTGATTTTTGCATTTTGGACAAATATAATAGTAGTTATAACTGTAAAAGTGATTAAAATCACTCATAATAAGTAAATCATCTTGTTTACCTTTCCATCCACAATCACATTTAATTTTAATCATAGTCTTATTAAATTAATAATAGAAATAAAAAAAGCTCATTATATAATAATGAGCTTTTTTATTGTATCACATGAAAATTAAACTCACCTTGTTATAGAAACAAGGACAACCACATCAACCCAAATACAGTTAATAAAAACATAAAATAAGCTATTGCTCTTAAGATAATTTTTAATTCAGTATTCATAATAAATTAAGTTAAATGGATAATAAATGTGTTTTACACCTAAAACTTTGATAGTTGTATTCTGCTACAACAAACTTATATCAAAGAAAAACTGGTGTCCTCAACATCTTGGAAAGTTATTGAGTTTTTTAATTAAATAAGTGTATTGTTTTTTAACAAAGACCAGGTGTGTCCATATATTATCACTAATATACTTCATTCACTCTTTAAGATGTAACTATTACAT